TACCTCACTCGCGCGCAAACTTCTTCAGCTCGTACACGCGCGGAGGTGGATTTTGCGACTCAGAATGATCTGATTAACAGGATCCGAACGGATCTACAGCTGCGGCGTCTCGAATTGCCTGAGGCTCAGGCGAATGCCAAGTTCTTTCAGGGCCCGCTCGGTGATTACGCGCCGTACCTGGGCCCGTTGAAGGGCCTCATGGATTTACTTCCGGGTTTCCGGATTCTTTCGGGTGGTGTTAAAGCCGGTCGCCACAGTGACCGCTCTTGGGAGGTTTCGAAATGACTTACAAGCCTACAAAAAAGCCGTTCGTCCGCACGGCGTACAACTTCGACTCCGATGCGGTTTCGCTGGCGACGGGCTTTTCTTCGGATTTGCCTTCTCTGACTCAACAGCAGTTCAAAGAGGAATGCGATATCAACAATATCGCTCTCCGTTTCGGTCTGACCGGCCAAATGCCGGTCGGTGTTCGTATGCCTACTTACGGTGACTTTACGGGCGTGGAGGATTATCAGAGCGCTCTGGATGCCATCATGTCGGCTGAACGCTCGTTTATGCAGCTCCCGCCCCAAGTGCGCGAAAGGTTCGGCAATGACCCGCAAGCCTTCGTCGCTTTCTGTTCCGATCCAGCCAATAAAGACGAGGCGCAAGCCCTCGGGCTGGTCGATGCCCCTACGGAGCCCCCAAAGGCTCCAGAAGTGGCTCAACTTCCTTAGAAGGGGGTAAGGGGGCGTCAGCCCCCTTGCAAGCCTCTAACGGCGTTTAAAGCGGTGTTGCGGGGGTGCTAGTTCAGGGCAGAGCCTGTTCTAGCCCCCTGCAAGCCGTCTTTTCCGGACTGTCCTATTACTTGATACCTACAGTCCAGCTGACACCCTTTCTAGGGTTCAGCTATAGGGCCGCTAGGCCCTCTCTAGAGTCTTTCCTCTAATTCTCTGCTTGACTTCTATCGCTTGTGTCAAAGACACTACCACCACCGTGAAACGGGGGGCGTTAAGTGATTGGGGGGGCTAGATTTTCAGTTCTCCACAGTTTTTCCAGAGTTATCCACAGGTTATCCACAGAGTTATCCACAGGCAGGGGTGTTTATGCGGCGTCGCGTCAATAAGTACAAGTCGGCTAAGCATTTTCGGCGCAACGTAGGGCGCACGAAGGCGCTCAACGTTAAGAGTGGCCCCATGCGTGGTGGCTGGCGCCTTTAAGCAAGTCCTAGACGCTGTGGCGTGTTTCCGGCCGGTTGCGGCTTTCCGTACGGCCTCGGGTGATGTTGTGTTCTCTGCCCGTAAGGGCGTGGAATCTGATCTAACCCTGCCGTGTGGTCAATGTATCGGGTGCCGTGTGGCTCGGGCTCGTTCTTGGAGCCTGCGGTGTGTCCATGAAGCTCAGCAGTATTCGGAAAACTGCTTTGTGACTCTGACATACGGCCCGGCGCATTTGCCCCCGGGCGGTTCTTTGCAGTACAGGGATTTCCAGTTGTTCATGAAGCGGCTACGCAAGCGCTTCAGCGGTCGGGAGATCCGCTACTTTGTTTGTGGGGAATACGGGGAGAATCTCTCCCGTCCTCACTATCACGCGTGTTTGTTCAATCTAGACTTCCCAGATAAGCGCCCGGTTTCGTACCTGGCGAAGCGCCCATCTTGGCGCTCGGCGCTGTTGGAATCTCTCTGGGGTCTCGGTCATACGCATCTGGGAGAGCTCAATGCATCTTCGGCGGGATACGCCGCGCGTTATGTTCTCAAGAAGGTCACAGGTAGCGCAGCTGATCTTCATTATTGTCGAGTGGACTCTGACGGGGTTGTTTGTAATCTCGCTCCTGAGTTTGCAAGGATGTCTCTCCGGCCCGGTCTTGGTGCACGCTGGCTCGAACAGTACCGGGACGATGCCTACAACTTCGACCACATCGTGCACAACGGGGCGAAGTACCCCGTCCCAAAGTATTACGACAGAATCCTCGAAAGAGAAGATCCTGAACGGCTCTCCTCGATAAAGGAAGCGCGTGAGATTCGCGCATTACCCCATAGGCCTGAATGCTCTCCGACACGGCTTGCAGTACGCGAGACCGTGGAGCGTGCTCGCCTTTCTCAACTAAAACGGGAGTTCGAATGCAATTGATCGTTGTCTCTGTGTTTGATAACGCGGCGGCTGCTTACGGCCGTCCGGTGTTTGTGGCTGCGCGTGGTCAGGCTGTCCGGTCGTTCACGGACGAAATACAGCGTACGGATGCCTCTAACGAGATGGCTAAGCATCCAGAGGATTTCGAGCTCTACGAGCTCGGTGTGTTTGACGATTCGACCGGACGTTTCTCTGCTCAGTCCGACCCTACGTTACTTGTTCGCGGTAAAGATCTCGCCATTGTCAGGAGCTAGATATGCATAGGAATCAGTCGGTTCAGAATCATCGGTTCTCGATGGTGCCAAAGGCGGAGATTCCGCGTTCGGCGTTCAACATTCAGAAGGCGGTGAAGACTACCTTCAATGCGGGTCGACTGATTCCGATTTACTGTGATGAGGTTCTGCCTGGCGATACGTTCAACTTGAAGATGACAGCGTTTGTGCGGTTGGCGACTCCGCTATTTCCGCTGATGGATAACTTAACGCTGCAGACGTTCTTCTTCTTCGTTCCGAATCGCTTGATCTGGGATCATTGGGTTAACTTCATGGGCGAGCGTGCGAGCCTTACGGACACGACTGCTTACACGATTCCTCAGATGACGTCGCCGGCGGGTGGCTATGACGTCAATTCTGTTTATGACTATTTTGGTCTGCCCACTAAAGGGCAGATTCCTACGGATGCGACGGTTACGCATTCGTCTATGCCGCTTCGTGCGTATATGCGCATTTGGCACGAGTGGTTCCGCCATCAAGACCTGCAAGACCCGGCCGTTAATCCGACGGATGATGGGCCGGATGATGTGGCGGATTTCTGGTTGCGTGCTCGTACTAAAAAGCACGATTACTTTACTTCTTGTCTCCCTTGGCCTCAGAAGGGTGAGGCTGTTACGTTGCCCCTCGGTACTGAAGCTCCGCTGATTAAGTCGGGTACGGGTGTCCCGACGTTTGGTAAAGGTGGGAACTGGACTTCCCTCGCGATCCAGTCGGACGCGAATGTGACGGGCACGTCTTGGGGTGGTCTCGCTAATACAAATTTGGAATGGGGCAACGTCGGGCTTGTTGCTGATCTGTCGGCTACTACTGCGGTGACGGTGAATCAGTTGCGGCAGTCTTTCCAAGTTCAAAAACTACTTGAGCGGGATGCGCGAGGTGGTACTCGCTATACGGAGATTGTTCGGGCTCATTTCGGCGTTCAGTCGCCGGATGCTCGGCTCCAGCGCCCGGAATACCTGGGCGGTGGTTCGGTGCCGATCGTGGTGAATCCGATCGCTCAGACTTCTTCGGTGACGTCGCAAGACACGCCTCTCGGTACTCTCGGCGCAATGGGTACTTCTCTGGCTCATGGCCATGGGTTTACTCAGTCGTTTACAGAGCACGGCATCATTATCGGTATTGCTACCGTGCGCGCGGATCTGACTTATCAGCAGGGTCTCCGCAAGATGTGGTCGCGCAAGACGCGCTACGACTTTTACTTTCCTGCCTTCGCTGCTCTTGGTGAGCAAGCGGTTCTCCAGAAGGAGATCTATGTGCAGGGTGATCCGACAGAAGACGATAAGGTCTTCGGTTATCAAGAGCGCTGGAGCGAATACCGCTACCAGCCCTCGGAAATTACGGGTCTGTTCAAATCTACTTCGGCCGGCACGATTGACGGCTGGCACCTGGCGCAGCGTTGGGTGAACGCTCCGCGCCTTGAGGGTGCTTGGATTGTCGAGAATCCCCCGATGGATCGGGTTCTGGCTGTCGGTTCGGAAGCGAACGGACAGCACTTCCTTTCGGATATGTTCTTCTCGATTAAAGCGGTTCGGCCGCTGCCCATGTACTCGGTGCCGGGCCTGATCGATCACTTCTAGTCATGGACCCTATCAGCATCACCGGTGCTACTCCGGCGCCCCCCGTTGCGGGGGGCCTCGGATCTATTCTCGGGTCTGCGCCCGTTGTTGGCGGTATCGCGTCGGGCGCTCTCGGTTTACTCGGGGGGATTCTGGGTAATCGTTCCCAGACTAAGGCCGCTAATGCGCAAATGGCCTTTCAGGAGCGTATGCGATCTACTCAATATCAGACCGCCGTCGAAGATCTTAAAAAGGCGGGTCTGAATCCCATGCTCGCCTATACACAAGGCGGAGCGGGGACCCCGCAGGGGGCTATGCCTCAACAGCGGGACGTAATCTCGCCCGCTGTGTCGTCTGCTGTTTCCGGCGCGTCGGCTCTCGCGGGCACGGTTAACGTCATGGCAGATACTAAAAATAAAGAGGCGACGACAGCTAACATCGACGCTCAGACGGCGAAGATCATTGCAGATACAGAGGTCGCGAACAGTCTCAATTACCTCACTCGCGCGCAAACTTCTTCAGCTCGTACACGCGCGGAGGTGGATTTTGCGACTCAGAATGATCTGATTAACAGGATCCGAACGGATCTACAGCTGCGGCGTCTCGAATTGCCTG